GAGGCTTGCCATCTTTATACTCTACAATGCCTTCTGACCTGCTGAAATCTTGATCGTGCGTTAACATTTTTATAAGTTCAACCCCAGTGTAAACGGCTACGATAGGATTTAAAACACTAGCAACACTTGCAGCAGTGAGATTTGCAGCCGTTTGTTCTGCTGTTAATGCAACTACAGCGTTTGATACCGCTGCGGAAGTGAGAAGACCTGATTCCACACTTGGATTTTTTATAAATTCATCCAAAGAGGTTGCTACGTCTACTACTATGAGAGCTTTATTTGCAAATTTAGCTATGTCAGATTTAGATCCCGGAAGTGATCCTAAGTCTGTATAGTTTTCTAAAATACGATTTGTGCCTTCGTAAGCTGAAACAGCATTTTTTATAGTAGGGTCATCAACAAAATCAGCTATTGAAGATACCGCACCAACATTCAAAAGTCCTGTAGACAAAAACTCAGGAACAGTAAAGTTAGTTCCAAATTTTTCAGAAACTGTGCTATTTAAAGAGTCTATCCTATCTAAAGTAGATTGAGCGTTTGCCACTGTCGGGTCGTCGTGGAATTTTTTCATTTGAGCAAGAGCATCATAGGTGTTTTTACCAACACTGCCGTACCCATCAAATGAAGGTGCGAGATCCTCCAGACTACCTAGATCAATATCTTTGATAAGATCCTCTAGTCCCGAAGTAATACCGCTTATAAAATCTTTTATACCGTCAGGTGTTTTTAAATCGATATTTATTAAATCAAACCCGTCAGGTAATTTAAAATCTCCTATTTCGATATCGCTCAAGTTTAATTGAGGATTCCACTCCGGTATTTTTATTCCAAAATCTTTAAGATCAAAATCTAAATCTAGGTCTAACGTATTCTCAGACTTTTTAATCTTAATACTTCCGTCATCATTAAATTCAAAATTATCATAAAAATCAGATGTCATATTACGTTCTTGTAAACGTAAATCTTTTTTGTTTTTACGGAAAAGTTCAAAGAACAAGTCTTGATTGCGTGGCCCTACACCAAAAGGACCTTCATACTCAAACAGTGCAGGAGAATCAACAGTAGGCGATTTAACAGCCGAAAAATCAAGTTCAGGAGACTCTACAGCAGGAACATCTGAATCTTCCGTGCCTATGTTTAAGAAAGACTGATTAGTTTGTACTTCTGACATTTTCTTGTTTTATCACTGCGGCGTGATTATCCTTCAACTTGAGGAGGGTTTCCAGTAAAGCCGTCTTCCCCTGCAGCTGGCGCAACTCCGGTTCCGATTGTGCCGTCACCAACCCCCGAATTGTCAGTTGGTGGAGGTCCTTGAGGTACGCCTCCAGCCCCTCCCATGCCTGTTGGTTGTTGACCAGCGGGGCCACCTTCTGGGCCTGTTCCTTGTTGAGCATTTTGTAAACCTTTCAACATTTCTGCGTAGATTGCCGCTTCATTCATGTCGTTGACAAGACTGTCAGGATCGATGTCTTGTGATATCGCCAACTCTCTCATGAGGTTTGGTAGTTTGATAAACGGTGCTAACATTGGGTTAGATACAGTTTGCAATAGAGCAGTCAGTCTTTGTGTTCTAACTTCTTTCTGCATGACAGCAGAAGCACCACGAGGTTTAATCTCTAAGTCGCCTACAATGTCCGGTGCATCATCGTTGAACTGCATGTTCCACTGGAAGTATGACTCACCTAGAGGCTTGAGCATATAGTCGTCGATGTTCTTGATGACAGTCTTCATGGACAGACTAGCAGAACCGAGTAACATCGACAGACCTGCTGCTGTGCGTCCTGTTCCTGTAACACCTGTTTGACCGTGCATGATGGATGGTATGCCTGTTTCTTCATCAGCAAGCTGACGGGCGATTTGATACATCTGAATATTCTCACCAGCAGTGTTAGGAAACTTCAAACCGTTAATCGCTGTTCCTGTAACTCCCGACTGCCGTCGGAAGATTTTTCCGGGGAAGATATCGAAGTTCTGTCCCGGAACTAGGGCTGCTTCATCTACGTCAAATACGAGATTGCCAGCAAGAGCGAGGTTGTCAATCGCCATACGCATATGCCCGTTCATGAGCATCTGTGCGTCTTCCATGTTCTCGGCAACACCAACACCAAAGATGTTGTAAGGGTTTACCTCAAACGGTACAGCGTGGTACGGGATACGAGCCGGAGTAAAGGGGTTCAACACACAACGTAAAACACGAGGACCGCAGATCCATGCGTTAATCTGGACTTGATCGAGGTCATCCATACCAGAAGGTAAGTCCATGCCTATATCTTTAGCAAAATGTGCATCAAGCACACCCCAGTATTCTAGAACCTCAAAGCGGTTATCTTGATAAGCGGGGTCATTCTCATCGTTACGGACAGTATCTTCATAGTATTTGTCTGTATAGTTAGGGCCATTTGCAATTACATCAGCAAGAACCTGCTTGTCAAAGTAGGGCTTATTCTGCAAAGCACGAAGTTGCTGGCGGTTCATACGGTGTCGTTGAATCACATACTCAGCATCGTCTAGGCTAAGAGCAGACGGATCAGGGTGAAAGTCCCAGACAGATACAGGCTCTATACGAGGGCATACCATGTCGTAGGGGGAGTAAACACGTTCACCTTCTTCGTTACGAGCCCATTTGCTGATAACTTTGCTATGGTTAAGCGGTCCTTTGACAATACCTGTACCGAACAGAGCAGACTCAAAGATAGCAGAACGTAAAACGTTAACGGCGTTAGTTTCAAGAAGCTGGTCCTGAACAACTTTTTCTAGCCGACGAGCAGTCTCCTGCGCTGGAGATATTTGAGGTTCACCTAGTCTAGATGGACCTTCAGCAATAGGCGTATTAGCGAACTCTCCGGCTAATCCTCCAAGAAAGTCTCTTTCTCCGGGAGGTGTTGCCTGTGTTGCTCCGGGAGGTAGCTCCCTGCCATCTCCTTCAAACCCATAAGGATCAGCTTGCATAGCTTGATCTAGAGGAGTCTCAAGATGGGCAAACTCTGCGATACCTTCTGGAACAGGCGTAGGTTCGATCTGAATGGGGAACTTCTTGTTGGCAAAAAGAATATCGATGATCTGACCGTAGGCTGCTAAGACCTTTGTTTTGGTTATCTTCAGAAAGACTTTTGAACGCTCGGAGTCCCGATACTGAGTTGTTCCGTCGTTAAAGTTGCCACGAAAGTTTTTATAGGCTTGAAGCCAACGTTGCTCGTGGTTGTACCGCCCAGTCTCTGCTGAACGGAATCTCTCTTGAATAAGTCCTGCCAGTCCCGGAGCTACCTCTGCAGCGTTCTCCACTACATCAGGCTCGTCGCCGAACTCGTCGTCGTCTATTGCCATGTTTTGCCCTTCAAAGGGTTAAAAGGTTAATTACTTACCGCTTTCGCCGTAAATGCTGTTATCTTCAGCCATGCTCATGATGCCTGTATCTGTAGGCTTTGTTTGTTTCTTGGGCATGTCTTCTGTGTATACTGTAGATGCAGTTTTCATATCGAACTCAAGACCTTGACGATAAAGTTGGGTTTCGCCAACATTCTGGTCAACGGATTGTGTGTCTTGGCCCATGATGTATCCTGCGCCGTAGTTATAGTTGTTATTAGGCATGATGTTACTCCAATTCTTGCCGTTAGGGTTGTGATATTAGGTTATTCATTTGGTCATCTAATTTAGACCGGGTTCGTTCACTTCGACGTTGCATACTTTCAAGACGTGAACTTTGTGCTTTTTTTACTAATTCCATTTCTTCTGGTGATCTTCCCATTTGTTCAAGATCACCTGTTGTTATTGGCAGAGGGCTAACGAGTTCTTCAACAGCTTGTGCGCCACGTTTGACAGCAGTTCCGTAATCACCCTCTTCAAACGCTTCTTTCGCTTCAGCACCTTTTTGTTGTGCGGCGATACCTGCTCCTAAGAATCCAATGAAAGGAATTGCTTTCTTTACACGAGATGGGAGCCTTTGATATGTTGAATTGAAAACTTCTATAGCTTTGTTCAGGTTCTCGCTTCTAACTTTTTTATCAGCAGCGTCTGAAGCAGCTTTTTTATCTTTGGTTAATTCGTCTGCTGCATCTTTTCTTGCTGCTTCTATACGTGCTTCTGATTTTGCACCTTCAATTAATGTCGGTTCTGCCTCTATAGTTTGTTGTGCAGTTTTTGTTTTTATATCTAGAGTTTCCGACTCAGTTTGAGCTATACTTTTAGCTCTATTAACATCTCTTTCTTCCGATATTGAATCAGAAATTTCAATGTCTTTAGGCGTTATTTCCTCTACAGCAATCTTTGGAACTGTTTCTGTTGTTCTGTAGAAACCAGTAGAAGTATATTTTTTATTGCCAAAATAATCAGTGGATCGAAGTCCTAGACGATCAAAAAGGCTATTTACAGTTTTATCTTGACTTCTAAAGGCGGAGTCTCTTAATATATAATTAGAAAGATTACCTGCCTCTGATCTAGGAACATCTCCTGTGTAAGATTTCCCTCCTATGCCTTTTTCAACATGGCCTTGAAACTCTTCAGCCACGTTACTAGAAACTTTATTTTCTTGTCGAAGACTTCTGGGAACCATACTTCTAACAAGAGCTATAGTGTCTAATGTGGTTTTTTCACTTTTTGGAATATTAGCAGCTATGTCTTTAAAGTCAGGGCTGTTAAGTCTTTTTTTAAAGGTAGCGTTCCAAGTATCACCTGCTTCTTTTTTAGTAATATCAAACAGAGGGTATTTTTTTGCTTCTTCTGCGTCTATTCCTGCTTCAGTAAGCTCTTGCAATCTTCTAGTTTTGATAGAATTTACAAAATCTTGCATTTCATCCGTATATTCAAAACTAAAGTAAGATTTTTTACCCGCCGCGCCTCCTGTTAATATCAGAGAAGTTTTACCAGTAGCCTCGTCAGTATATTCTGAAAAATCTCCAAGAGTAATCGCACTACCTAAGTTGCTTTTTGATTCAGGAAAAACACGTTCTACTCTATTCCCTGTTAATCTGTGAAATAGTAGAGCCTCTTTCATTTTAGTAGCTTTTTTAGAGGCTAAAGGATCTTCTGAAGCAGTTGCTATATCATCAATATCTCTAAACGCGGCTTCGTACAAATCATCCTGTCTACTAGCACTGACAAGACCTCGCATGGGCAATTTAGCCGATGATTTTTGTCCGGGGGATCCTCTCTGAGTAAGTCCTGATGTGCTTTCTTTACCCACTCCCTTTGAATAAGAAAACCCCTCATCTCTTAAAGCTGGCTCTATAGTATCTTCATAGTTTTGAAACTTGTAAACTAAACTTTCATTTTCGCTAAGATAATCTACTATTTCTTTAGGCACTCTTTTTGGATTAAACTTATCACTCAAACTGAATGGTAAATTCCCTGCCTCTTCTTGTTTTTTTAAAGCATTAATAAGTGATGGTACATTTTTTTTTCTAGTTGTGCCCGCAGCATTTTCTGCGGCAAACTCCATAGCATCTTGAAGAGTTGCAGTGCCATCATTAATCTTATCTACTAGCTGTTCTATTTCCATGTTCTAGTACCCGAACGTCGAATCAACGGGCTGGTACACCCGGTCTTTGATACCGCGAAGCTGATTATTGATTGTTGCGTATCCTGATGTTCTTGTCATTACCATATATCTCAGTGCGTCGTAGGCGTGGTCTTCTGCCTTTGTGTCTACGTCTTCGCTGTTCGTTTTGGACAGCGGAATACCTGCTAGTTGTTTAATTGTGTTCTGGCAGGTGTTGAATATCTTCATACGGGGTTCGTTGGTGTACGGATCATCTGATAGACGACGGTGTAGTTCCATCTTACCCGCTAGTCGGTTCCGGTCAGAGGGTGTCCACCTCACACCACACCGTATCATTGTCTCTGCGATAGACGGGCCCAGCCCAGTCTTGTTCCAACAGGAGGAGTCAAGCACCGTGTAGTGTGGAGGCTGATCGTCTGCTTCCATCTCCATGATACGGCTGGCAAGTTGTTCACCTGTCATTCCTTTGCCGTATAGTTCACGGTAGACCCAGATGTTGTTGTCCCAGTCGATTGCGCCCCACAGGACACATGACGGAGAACTGTAGCCGTAGTCAGCGGCTCTAATGCGAGGCCAGTTGGTCGGCAAGTCTATCGGATCAACAGCATGACGCACTCTACTGAACTCCGGGAACGCTGCACCTTCGGCAACGTCCCAGTCCCCATCAAGGAGCCGCTTGCGCTCGACCTCTGGGAGAGAACGTAGCATTGCTTCGTACTGTCCGTCCGCCATGAGGTATGGGTTGTCGGTTAGACGTGCGGGAATAAACCTGCGGTAGAACAGAGGCTGTCCTTCCTTCTCATGACCAGCGGGCCACACGAACGCTTTACCTGTTTCCATATCTATCGCTGGATATGTTGTGTTGTGTGGTGCTGCGTCGATGTACATCTTCTTGACCCACCAGCCACCTACCCCACCGGGGTTGGCTGTGCAACGCATGGAGAGTTGCCCCATGAGTTCCGGATCAGTCGTCCGGAGACGAGAGCGAAGATAGTCCCATACGTAAGAAGACGGGTACTGTGTTATCTCGTCGATGCCTATCCACGCAAACGCTTGACCCTGAAAGCGAGTCACGTCGCGGTCTTTTTCTAGATAGGTAAACCAGAGTGTTGCCCCAGAGGGGAAGTTCCACGTTGACTTTGATTCACGGAACACTGCACCGGGGAACGCTTTCGGATACAGTTGCTTTGACTTGTCTATAAGCTCCGTTAGTTCGTCTAGTGTGCGGCGGAGCAGAAGGCCACGAAAGTTAGCGTTATGACAATAACGTAAAGGATCAGCAAGAAGCGCGAATGATTTGCCACCCCCAGCCGCACCGCCATAGAGGACATCTTGCTCTGGAGCCGAGAGGAAATCAAACTGAGGGCCATCGTTAGGCTTAAATACCACCTCAGAATCTTCAACGAGATCTCGAACTGATTTAGGTAAGCTCTCAATTGTGCCCTGATCGATGACACGAGATTTTTTACCGTTGATAGCATTTTCGACATTTGATGCTGCTTTCTTCTGTTGACGAACAACTTGACGATACCGTTTGGCTTGTCCCTCTAGTTGATCCGCTTTCTTCTTGTTCCGACGGATTCTTTTCTGCGTCTCACGGCGGGCTGTTTCTGCACGGGAAAGGTTGTAGTTTGCTTTCGGTGCGTTAGGGTCTTTCTTAGGTCGCCCACGTTTGCGCTTGGGGGGATCGGTGGGAGTTTCATCCATAATGACTCTTCGGTTACGCTTCTCTGTTATCTGAATCCGGTTTGAATCCCCGGTTCTTATCCTTCTTTTCAAATCTAAATTTTTGTTTCAACGCTTGTTGAGGGGTCATCTGTGTTTCTTCTTTAAAATCGTATATATCACTTTCAACAGATGCTTTTTTCTGTTCTGTGTCCGCATCTTTTAGAGAGTTTAAAAGGGCTGCAGCTCTTCTTTTTATCATTGTAAGGTAGCTATCATAAAACTCTGGTTTAATTGTATCTGGTCCTTTTCTTTTATCTTTATCCGGGGGAGCTATCGGAAAATCTGCACGTGTTACCTGCCCTCCCTCTTCCATACGCTTGCGTACCTCAGATGAACCTTCAGCATTTCTTGTGCTTACTCTTCTATCATAGATTTTCATCGATCTGTATCTCCTTTTTCGGCGGTAGCAGAACTACGCCGTGTACAGCTTGTACATTGTGGTTTATTGTTTCTTGTTTGCCGAGCCCTATACGGTTCAGGAGAGCTTCAGCAGCCCGTAGCCGTACTTCAGCACGTGGTTCGCTGCCATCGTCGTCTATGGTCGCTACAATGCGGTTGACGGCCTTTACTGCGTGTGCTGCCATGACGTGTTTGCTGCGTTCGATGATCTCTTCGGACAATCTTTCGCGCAACCAGTTACCAGAACC